TGGCCCGATCAACCCATGTATCGTGTGTTCCAATTGAGTGATGTGCTTAAACACACCGAAGTCATGCTGAAACCCAATATGCATGTGCGGGTTAACCTGGACATTGACATCAGCTACGAAGAAGCCACCTTTATCAAAGAAACATTTATTGACACGTATAAGTTACGTGAGATTACACTGATTCCTGCCAAAGTAACTGATTTGACCGAATACGAAATACAGGGCAACATTGCATTTGAGTCAGTAGATCAAATTGTGTTTGGGCAATTGAGCAACATTGACAGCGAGCAATTCAATAAAAATTTGTTGCTGGATATCTATAGAAATCTATGAGTTTGGAAAAACTTAAACAAGATTTGCAAAAACAATATCAGGTCATTAACTTTATTGATTTACTGGATTACGACCATTTGCCCAAAGGCAAGTTATATACAGCCCTGCGTAAATTACACAAAGAACAATTTAACGACAACGAACGCATAATTTTTATTGCGTCGGACTCTTTAAAAAAATCTTTTGCTGATCAGCCGCATGATATTCTTACGATTTTACAACAATACATACAACACCACGATATCCCGCATTTTTTTGTTATAGTGTTATCCAATATTAAATCAATTGCTCAGGACCTGTTGTATGTACAAAAATTATATAACACGCAAGAACTAAATCCCATTGGATGCATATATTATGACTGATGCCGGTTTAAGATCTTACCTTGCCAATTTGCACGACTATAATTTTTTAGTATTCTCAGATTTATCTACAGAATTGTGTAATCCAACTGCTTTGATCAAAACATTGAATGCTGTAAAAAAAGAAGTGTTTGATCCTGATGATCGTATAGTGTTTTATACTTCGCATCGACCATCCAAGCAAGTGCTTGATCACTTGCACAAATGTATAGAGCTACTGGACATTGGTGGATTTTTTTGTTTGTTATGCTGTCCGCAAGATATCAAACAGGATATCATCAATTACATTGATCCAATCAGTGTTGTACAAATTGGTTTAGCAGATACTGCGCCGTTGCCTGTTGATTTTTATGTACCAGACACAGTCTGCCCGTTGCCGTGGATGCATCTAGAAGTTAAACACAACGGTGGAATTTATCCTTGCTGTGTATCTACAGAGCAAATAGCATCGGCCACAAACACCAAGCTGGCTGATGTGTTTGCAGGGGCAACCATGGATAGTTTACGCAAAGAGTTCATGCAAGGCAACAAGCCCGATGGGTGCTCGCATTGTTGGAAATTAGAAGATCAAAATTTAAAATCCAACAGACAATGGCATGCCAGTCATTATGCCAAGAAATTTTATTTAGAATACTTTGATAATATTAAAATACGTAGCCTTGATATCAAACCCGGTAATGTTTGCAACTTTAAATGTAGGATTTGTAATCCAACCAGCAGCAGCCTATTTGCCGACGAAGTTAAAAATACTATCACAATAAAATCAGGACGATGGGTAGAGTACAATGACTACACCTGGAATGAATTAGAAACTTTATTACCCAATATTGAAAATCTAGACTTTTATGGCGGGGAACCGTTTTTAGTAAAACAAATACCAAAACTATTAGAGTACGCAGTTGAAAAAGATTATGCTAAAAATATACGATTGCATATTAACAGCAATGGCAGCATATTCCCGGAATCGTTGATTCCCACGTTGCTTAAATTTAAAAATATTGATATTGCATTAAGCATTGATAATGTGGGCAAACGATTTGAATTGGAGCGAGGCGGGAACTGGAACGAGGTTGCAGAAAATATTATAAAATTTAACGAGCTTGGTTGCACGTACCTGATGCCCACTGTAAACATACAAAATGTGTATTACCTGGATGAAATTTTTGAATGGGCAAAAACATACGACATTCGAGTCACTTTGAATTTTTTAGATCTTCCGCACTGGGCAAACATTGATAACATGACGACAGCGGCCAAAGAATTAGTGGTTGATAAATTTAAAAACTCAAACAATCCAGATTTAAAAAATATAGCTGTTCGTGTACAAAATTCCATTGGCAACGACGGTGCTGAGTTTGTTAAACAAATGAAACACTTTGACTCATTGAGAAATCAAAACTTTAGCGAAACGCATTCGGTAATTGCAAATGCAATGGGCTATTGATTTTACTTTATCTTTTGTGCTATAATACTTAACTATGTTTAAAATAAAAGACCTAACAGTTAAAAACTTCATGAGTGTGGGCAATACCACACAGGCAGTTAACTTTGATCGACAAGACTTGACTCTTGTGTTAGGAGAAAACTTAGATTTGGGTGGTGATGATTCTGGTGCTAGAAATGGCACAGGCAAGACCACTATTATCAATGCTCTAAGCTATGCTTTATATGGCAACGCATTAACAAACATTAAAAAAGATAACTTGATCAACAAGACCAATGCTAAAAACATGATGGTCACTATTGATTTTGAAAAAGAAGGGCAAAGCTACCGAATAGAACGTGGACGTAAACCCAACACCATGAAATTTTTTGTTGGCGACAGCGAACAAGAGATTACAGATGATGCACAAGGCGATTCAAGAGAAACCCAGCAAGAAATAGAACGCATGTTGGGCATGAGTCACGACATGTTCAAACACATTGTGGCTCTTAACACCTATACCGAACCATTCCTAGCACTCAAGGCCAATGATCAGCGTACCATTATTGAGCAACTGCTGGGCATTACACTACTGAGTGAGAAAGCTGACAAATTAAAAGAAGCCGGCAAAGCCACCAAGGATGCCATTACTCAAGAAGAGTTTCGCATCAAAGCAGTGGGAGATGCCAACAAACGAATCGAAGAACAAATTGAGTCGCTAAAACGCAGACAAAAATTATGGACGGACAAACATGCAGAAGACGTACAAAAATTACAGACGGGAATTGAAGAGCTTCAGAGAATTGACATCCAGGCCGAGATTCAGGCACACCAAGCGTTCAAGACATGGGATCAGACTCGCAAGGATATCAATGAACTATCGTCGGCGATTGGTCGCACAAAACTGGACCTTTCCCGTGAGGAAAAAACGATTGGCAAGATATCAGCAGAACTTGTTTCGCTGGAGAATCATACGTGCCATACCTGCGGCCAAGAGTTCCATGACAGTAAGCACCAACAGGTGCTGGGACAAAAGCAGAGAGACTTGGCTGGAGCAACGGAAGCAGCGGATGCCTTTGCTGCCACATTGGCTGAATTACAGTCTGCTCACGATGGGTTGGGCAAGCTAGGTCCACGTCCCGAAACGTTTTATGACAAAGAATCGGATGCCATACATCACCAGGCCACAGTAGACAACTTGATTCGACAGTTAGAAACCAAAACAGTTGAAGCAGATCCGTATGCTGAGCAAATAGCAGAAATGCAAACACAAGGCGTAGAAGAAGTCAGTTTTGATGTGATCAACGATCTCAATAATCTTAAAGAACATCAAGAGTTCCTACTCAAACTGCTGACCAACAAAGATTCATTTATTCGTAAACGTATTATTGATCAAAATTTAAGTTATTTAAATGCCCGCTTGGGACAATACCTAGACCGCATTGGCTTACCACACACAGTCAAGTTCAACAACGACTTAACTGTAGCCATTACAGAGTTGGGTAGAGATTTGGACTTTGACAATCTAAGTCGCGGAGAACGCAATCGCTTGATTTTATCCTTGAGCTGGAGCTTCCGCGATGTTTGGGAAAGTTTATATCAACCCATTAACTTGTTATTCATTGACGAGTTGGTAGACAGCGGTATGGATAGTTCAGGAGTTGAAAACTCGTTGGCTATCCTGAAAAAGATGAGTCGCGAAGCCAACAAATCAATTTGGTTAGTGTCGCACAAGGATGAACTGGCAGGTCGTGTTAATAATACACTACATGTGGTTAAAGAAAACGGATACACCAGCTATAATACGGATGTGGACATTGTTTAATTCAAGACTAATATATGTTGCAGGGCAAAGATGATAACTACAATGCATGCCATGGATTTTCGAAGACACTCCTGTAGAAACCTTACCCGAAGACTGTGTTGGTTTTGTGTATTTGATAACAAACAAACTGACCGGTAGGAAGTATATTGGCAAAAAATTAGCAAAATTTAGCAAGACCACTTACCGAATGGTCAAACTAAAAAATGGTAAAAAGAAACGCAAGAAGATTAGAGGTAAAATAGAATCGGACTGGCAAACATATTATGGTTCCAGTCCAGAATTAACAAAAGATGTGATTGCATTGGGTGTTGACAATTTCAGTAGAGAAATACTATACTACTGCAAAAGCAAATCTGAATGTAGTTACATCGAGGCGAGAGAACAATTTGCTCGCAGGGTTTTAGAAACAGAAGATTATTATAACGGACACATACAGGTCCGTGTACATGGCTCACACATTATCAACAAGATTTAGC